CGCTAACGCTTTCAGATGCGTAGTCGTAGAAATACGCGGTTCCTCCTCCGTTCGTATAAAATACTTGATTCGTGCAGAAAGCGACATACCCGTAGGTATTCGTAGCGGTATATGTGTAGGTGAAGCTGGAAACGTTCGTCGTTTGTGCGCTACAAAATCCATATTGCGCGTTAGTCGGGGTGTAGCCAAATTCTCCAGCTGTGTATCGGTTTGTCGAAATATAGAACTCGTAACTGAGAGCCTGACCGGATGTTATGATCTGGCGAAGTGTATCATCAGCGTCAATGCGAGCCTCTGTTTCGACCCCTATTGCCTCTGTCACCGCGTTCTGGCTCATTACGTCCGTGGTGCTGGTTCCGGTGGTTTGGACTACGGCGTTTGTGTTTAGTTTGGTGGCGAGATCGGAGGTGGAGGCAACCCCGTCGAGTGTGATAGTGTCCTCATCTTCGTCCAGCTTGATTAAGGTCGCCGCAAAAAGGGCCCCGGTTAAAAACAGCATAAACAGCAAGATTTTTTTCATGGGGGCTCCTTACTTGTAAGTGGCGTTGGCCCGGTTCGTCCAAGCATTCTGAGACACCTGGTCTCCGACGGCATTGGTGTTAAACGCGAAGGTAATGTCCGCGGTAGTTCCATCATCCACGATCCGCTTTATCGTCCAAACGGCGGCGTTCGTGCTGGGCGAGCCCCCGCTCCGGGTGGCCATCGCTTTACCGATGTAGTTGGTAGCCCCGACCCGCTCGATAATTTTCCGGGGGGTTATATTGATGTCTTCCGCAGGGCAGAAAAACGCTCCGGCGGCCGCGATTAATACTATCGTCCATATTTTCATGTTCTTCTCCCGATTCCTGCTGTGTGAGGGAGGGCCCGGCGAACCGGGCGCCATCCCCTTTAACCCGCCAACAGCGCAGTTTTAATGAAGTCCTTCTTCGTCTGCATAGTAGTGCAGTCGGCCGGGATTTCAAGTCCTTTTGCGGCTGCGAATGCGTCAATTTCTTTATGCGTAGTGAATCCTTCCACTTCGTCTTCTGTGTCCGCGTCCAGATCAAGCGGAGCTGCGGGGGCTACAGGAACGACCGGAACTTCGGGAGCGACCGCAGGAGCTGATCCCTCTTTCAAGGTGCTGGCCAGCTCAGATTCGACCTTTTCGCGGATGCCTTCACGCAAAACAGCGCGGAGCGACTCACCGGCGTCAAGGCGTTTCGCCTGCTCGGCGGTGATTTCATAAAAGTCTTTAGAGGGCTCAAATTTGACGCCGTTGACTTTGACCGGCTTATGGTACACAACACCGGTTTTGATGTTCACATATAACTTATTTTCTTTGCTTCTCATGATGATTCATTCCTTTTGGAAAAAGGGGCCCCCGGAGGGGCCCCAGTTTAGCCTGATCGCTTAGCCGCTGAAGTCGCCGGCTTTAAGCACCGCCAGAGTGACTCGAACTACGCCGGTGGCAGCGTTCGCTACGGTCATGTGGAGGTTTACGGCTCCGGTGGACCCGCCGATAACGGCGACCGTATTGGTCGTCGCTACAAGGGCTTTGGTGTCTACGGGAGTAGCAGTAAGCAGGTCAGTGCTGCCTGCTGCCGTGCCGAGGGTCAGGTCGTGGTTGCCGGTTCCGGCGTCCACTACTTCACAGGCCCCGCCGAGAATCACATCGCCAGCGTCCAAAGTGAACAACTGGAAATGAGCTCCGCTGGCGAGGGCATTGACGGAAAAGTCAATTTCCCGTTGATACACTTGTACCTTCTGCCCGACTGCTGGTGCGCCCGTCTGAGGCGCGATTGCTGTGTTAATAGCCATGATATTTCTCCTACTTTCTTAACTAACTTTAGCGAGCGGGGCCACCACGACCCCGCTCCACGTTCCTACCCGTTAGGCCGCTACGCAGCGGGCCAGTCCGAGAGCTACCGGAAGAATGACTTCGTAGCCATACACCTGAAGGCCGCGGTACAGCATGCCGAACCCGTCGGGGTTGTCCTGTACTTTGGTCTTGGTGATCTGGGTGGCGAATGTCAAGGCCTTCGTGTGCCCGAACAGAACTTCCGTATAGGAAGGCATGTACAACAGGTTCGACACATGAATGTTGAACCGGTCGATGCTGCCGATCAAGCCGTTGCGGATCGGAGACTTGCTGTCACCGGTCAGGTAGGCCTGTTTCAGGTCAGAGGTCTTCAGCAGAGAAGACATCCAGACCGGGATGATAAGGAAGCGTCCTTCATCCGGGATGTTCTGTTCGTCGAGAACTGCGCCGAATTCGACGATCTTCTCAACGATGTTCGTCCGGGTGATGACCACCGGAACCGCGGCAGAGCCGAGGTTGTACGAGCCGCTGATAGCGCCCGCAGCAACGCCCTGGTTGTCCGAGGCAGCGCTGGAGCCGATATCGGCGTACACTTCAGTTTCGACGGTAATAACCATCTGCTTCGAAGCGTCGTCTGTCCAGTTGCTTACGTAGCCTTTGATGTCCGTCTGGGCATCATCGACGTCGTCGGTCACGAACGACCAGTATTTTCCTTTGTTGATATACAACTCAACCGAGGAACTGGTCGGCTGTTCGTTGGTCAGAACCTGACCTTTGCTGTAGTCGCGGATCGTGATGTCCGGAGTCTGACGGATTTTAACCGTATCGCCGTATTTCTTGATCTCGCCTTCATACTCTGTGTTGGAAACGGCAGCCAGAATGGATGAGGCATAAAACTTGGTCAACAGCTTGCCGCTGAAGATTACAGGAATATACTGCATCGACCCCGACCCCACATCGCGGAAACCCGCGGAGGCTGGATATTGTGCGCCCATTTTAATTCTCCTATTTTTTCATTTGGACTCGTCGTTACAGCGGCAATGTTGGGGGCCCGGCTACTTGCCGAACCTAATGCGACCCTCCAGCGCCGCTTGATCAAAATCAGCTTCCTTGGCAGCGATCTGTGCGTCCGACATCCGCGTGGAGGCGGCGGTCTGATAAAACCGCTTAATCTCCGACTCGTTGATCATCGGTCCGACAGGTCGTGATTGCGTCCGGGGGGCTGATGGAGCCGTGCCGGGTTTAACCTGAGCAAGCACGCGTTTTCGCGCGGCCGCCGGGTCAACTCCAGTAGAGCTCTTAAACAGGTCAAACAGGTTGGCAACTCCTTCAGCATCGCCGCGATTTACCGCTGCGACACCAATCTCGCGATAGGTCAATCGAGAGGTCGGATCAACGCCACCCAAAAAGGCGACCCATTCCGGGTCCTCTGAGGTGTTAGCCACCTCTGCGCCGGGAGATAGAGCATCCACTTCTTTCCAGAAACGGCTCTGGGCGGCCTGGATCTGAGTCGCCCGCAAATCCTCAAGGGTCTGCTTCAACTCTTTCACCTGGTCTCCCAAGACCTTTGTGCGCGATTCGGCGACTTCTTCTGCAACCCCCCGGGCCATTTTGCCCTGGATATTTGCATAGCCTTCGTCGAGATCGGCCTGTTCTTCCGTGGATAGGTACTTCTTATGTGCTTCGGATTTCGGAGCAGGCTGCGCGTGCGCGGCCGTTTCCACCTTAACCAGAAGCTCATCGTTTTCCCGCTCCAGCTCCTTCACACGAGACGCTGCTCGCGGGATTTCGCTGTTGTACTTGCCTTGGAGGACATCGAACCGGTGTTTTAACCGGTCAAAATCCGCCTTACTTACTGTTTCACCTTCCTCGGATTTATCTTTAGCCTCTGGCGCGCGGGGCGCGTCGGGGGCCACAGCGGGCCGAGGTGCCGGCTGTTCGGCGTCGTCCAGAAGAGTATCACGGTTTGACGCACTGGGGGGTTGCCCGGGGTTCTCAAGAGGCTCGGGGGTATCCCCCTGAGCTTCACGAGAGCGAGCGGCCTCAAGTGCATTCAGCGCTGTCTCTGCTGCTTCGTCCTGTCTCCGCACTGCGGAGGGTATGGTATTTTTACCCATATTCTTCAGTCTCCTTGCGAGCCTGATTTCTCAGGGGTTCGCTGCTTTTTGCTTCCTCTCACATGCCGCCGGGGATCTTTCGAGCCGGCAGCGCGATCTGTTATTCCGCTCCATCGACGGTCTTTAAAATCTTAGCCAACGTCTTGGCACATCCTTGGTTGCGTGTCAACTCTTCCCCGCTTAAATCATCATTTTGGATGCGGGTCTCCTCAAGATTCTGCCGCAACCACCCTAAAAAAACCTCAAAATTACGATTTGGCCGGAGCGCTGCCAGGGCTTCCTGTACCGGTTCCGTTATTCGTGCTTTCATCATCTTGTAGTGCCTCCAACGCGGTGTTCTTAATCTCTTCGAGGTCGTACTGCTCCTGCTGCTGGTCCAGCTTCATCCGGTCGGTGCGGATCTTCTCCTGATCAATCGCGGACTTGCCGGCGCTTTCCCCGGACTTGACTCGCAATTTCAACTGCTCAATCTCGTAGTTCTGGTCCGCAATCTGTTTTTTGATCTGGATTTCCTGCTGGGCCGCCTGCGCCTGAGCCTCGGCAACGGCCTGCTGAGCTTTCTGCTGGTTCTCCAGCGCCTGCCGCTCCTTCTTCTCAAGCTCGTCGATCTCATCGTCAGTAAGGATGTACCGGTCGCCGTCAAATTCCAGCGTGTCCAGCGTCTGGCGCCAGAGTTCCGCACGGTTCTTACGCCCGAAGATCGCGGTGTCGGTCGGGTTATTCGCCATGGTGAGCAGTTCAATGCGCCGGGTAGAGGCCTGTTCGCGGGACAGAACAGCAACCGCGCCTACTGCCACGATGTCAGCATCCCCCTTAATTTCCGGATCGTCCAGGAACTGCATGTTCCAGTCGTAAAGCCTGATCAGGCATTGGCGGACCACGTCACGGTGGGCGTTGCGGATCACTTTCTTAATCCCGCGAGACGCCCCGGTCATCAGCATGGACAGCCCGGAAGCCGTGCGTCCGGCCCCGGCAGAGCGTTCGTTCCCGTAGGCGTAGGCCGGAACCCCGGAATCGTCATCCGCCTGTTTCTTAAAATTCTCGTAAATCGCGTACAGCTCGTTGGCGTTGGACGGGATCGCAAAAAACTTGATTGGATCAGACGTCAGCCGGTTCTCGTTGGTGAACTGCCACAACTTGAACGGGTACACGCTGGTCAGGTCTTCGTTGATCGGCACCCGGTCAATATCCGTCACGGCGACTTGCGGGCCGGAGGAAAATCCCATGTTGTTTATTAGCGCCCGGAGCGCCGCATTGCAGACATCCTGCACCGGAGCGAGCAGCTGAGGGATGGATTCGCCCCAGAACGACCCGGCAACCTTGGACCAGCTCGTCGCACTGTAGGGGTGGCGATCGAGCTTATCGGAGTTCAGGCTGACATAGACCAGCTCCGTTCCGATGACAACCACTTCAACGGCGTACTGCTTGGTATCCCGAACAGGCTTGTCGTCGTTGTCTTTTAAAATATTGTGCTCGCGCAGCAGCTTACCGGGAACAAATCCGTGGAATTCAAGCCCGAGGATCTCATCAGAGCCTTTCGGAGCATCCTCCGGAGTTCCCTGGGGCGAGGACTCGATATCCTTGCGATCGTTGTCCAGCGGCTCGGCGGCGAGCAAGGGGGCGGCAACGATCCCTGCATCATCGAGAATGCGGTCAATCGCGTCTGCATCGTACCCGTCGTACTCCTTCATGTCCTCCAGCGAGGATCTCGTCAGATGCAACCGTTCAACAAAAGGTCCGGGGCCTTCAGCCCCCTCGGAAAGCGGAGAGGGGTAACAGTCAAACGGGCTGACCCGCAGAAACACCGGAACGGGAGTGCGCTCCACAATCAGGTCGGATTTCCCGTCGGCCATGATTTCCCACCGGCGCGTCTTGCGCATTTGAATGACTGGCCCTTTCAGGACCGCCGTGGGGAACGTCGTCAGGTCAAAAATAAACTGGTCCATGGTTTCATCCCAGCCCGTTTCAAGGAGCTGGTCGTACATGGTGCGCTCCATGCGCTTCACCCGCTGCTCCGTTTTCTTGCGGAGCTTATCTTTCAAAAACTTTTCAATGACCGGCCGGGCATTGGTTTCAAGCTGCTGCATCTGGCCGGGAGATACGGGCTGCCCGGCAGCCGACATTTCCATCGCCTTCTGCTGGGCGAACTGTGCAGCAAGATTTTCAATCTCGGCGGAGACCTCCTTGGGCAGCTCGGGGATCGGAGTAGGCTGAAGCGACCAGGATTTTTCGTCGTCAGGAGAAAACACATCGGAGAGCCAGGACTCGGCGTTGCGGCATTTAACCCCCGTGATTTCGGCAAAAATTGCAGACCCGCCCTGCTTGGCGATCTCTTTGAGTTTCTCGTCAGGGTACTCCCCGAGACGGCGGCGGAGGTTGTCGAGCAGCTGATCTTCAGTTCCCGAAGAAATCCGGTAGTCGCGATTTTCGGTGTAGATGTCCCGAACGTAGGTGGCAAGCGTAGAGTTTTTTAGAACCGAAGGGGCAATCGCACGATCTTTGTTCCGCTGACGCTCCGCCTGCACGCCGGCTGCGGTTTTAACCCGGATCAGCCCGCGATCTCCCAGAAGCATCTCTTGGTCAGGATTTGGTCCCACGCCTGTTTTCTGCATGTGCTGTACCCCTAAATTGGTTTCTACTCATACCTTTACGCAAAAATTAGATCTATGTCCACCCTAATGCGCTTTGTTTTTTCACCGGCCTCGAAGAGCGTCTTCCCAGAGACCCCGGCGGACCCATCCGCCGCGACCCGGTAAACGGGTCTTCTTCAATCCCCGCCCCGCCGCCGGACGCTTTCAAGCATCCATACTGCAACGCGTCGTGGGGGTGGGAAAAAATGTTCTTATCCGGATTGGACGTATACCGGTTCTCCGCCCCGCCAAGAGCCATCTTGCGGTAGTTATATCCGCTGATGAACCCCTTGATCAGCATCGCACAGGTCGGGGAGATGATCATCCCCGGCTTGCCGTCGACCAGCATGGTGAGAAAACGGGCCACCGCATCGCGCCGGGCGGCAAAATTATTGGTCGAAGCCTGATCCACGTAAAACCCGCACTCGCGCAGAATGCCGATACAGGTGGCTTCGTCCGTGGTCGAGCGCTGGGAACCGGCGGGGTCGCCCGTGTAAATAAACTGACAGCCGGAATATTTTTCCGAGGAAACCAGAGGCCGCAGATACTCCGCGGCGAAACGGCGGGATCCGCAGTTCTCCGTAACAATCTCATCCAAAAGGGCCAGCTGGCCGGTCGGGCGCACCTGCAAGAGAGCCGCAGAATGGTTGAGCCCGTAGTCAAGTCCGCAGATAACCGGGACGCCGCGCATGGGCAGCAGAACATCGCGGGCCACATGCAGCGAATGGCGGAACTCCGGATAGACAGGACGTCCCGACACCAGCGTGCCGTATTCGCCCATCACATAGACTTTGCACCACTCCACGTCCTTACCAGTCACGAGGTTTTTGTAATACCCCCAGCCGAACGGATGGTTGCGCATATTCTCCGCCGCGGGATAGTTGGGGTCCTGCCCCTGATTGGGTACCCAGTCAGTGATCTTCTCCACCGCGCCGTCCTGTTCAATCTCCGTCTCGACGGGAAGCATAGCCGGCGGCTGGCGGAAGAACCGGTAGTTCTTCGGCTTTTCTTTTTCCGCGAGACGGTACCACCAGTGCATGTCGTCCGGCGGGTTGGTGTCCATAATCAGTCCCGTCCAGAAGGGGCACTTCGTCACTACCCCGTCTGCGTCGTACTCAAACTGAGGTTTGCCCTTCTCGTCAAACTCCCCGAAGTCCACCTTGGCGGGGAAGCGGCCAACGCGGGTCGTAGCCATCTTCAACACCTCTTCGCTGAGCTCGGAGGCCTCATTCATGAACACTCCGGTCAACTCAAGGGATTTGAGCTTGCGCACGTCCTCTTCCTTGTCCAGCGCGAGAAAATGGACCTCCAGCAGCAGCCTCGTCCCGTCCGGAAGCTCGGCGCGGTCAATCGTCGCCACGATGGGGGCGGTTCGGCGGATGGTGCAAAACGGCTCGCCGTTGGGGAGTTTCTCCGGCACCCAGTCCTTCCACGTCGACATCGTTGTGGCGATCAGCTCGGGGTAAGAGTTGCGGATAAACGCCCAGCGCGACCTACGTACGCCGTCCTTGCCCGGAGGCATCTCTAACGCTCTTGTAAAGGCTTCCCAACAACAAGCAACACTTTTCCCGCTTCCTACAGGACCGAGAATGCCCCGAACGAAATCGTCGCATCCATGGAAACGACGAGCCGTCGGTTCGGGGTTGTACTTACGCAGATCAAAGAATTCAGCCATGTTTTATACTCCCGGTCAGGTGATATCTCATCTGCCGCGAGCAGGATGACTGAGGGTCCCCGCAGACACTAATCGGGAGCCCATCAAACTCCGCCAGCCCCGGAGAGGGCCGGTCTTCCGGACACATCTCCAAAGCGGCCATCTCTGACATCCAAACCGGGAGGTCCAGTTCAGACACTCCGCGGTCAGTTTCAGCCAGCCAGTGCCGAACCTCCAAGAGGAACCCGAGCACGCTCGGGGGCTGTCCGGTTTTTCGCTCAGTCATTTTATTCTCCGTCCGCGTCGGGCATATTAGTTCCACTGCGCGAGGCGAGTCGCGGCAAAGCAGATGTTGTGTCTGAGCACGGAGAACTGCTTCGGTGTCAGCTTAACTCCGGTCGGTAACAGCTCAGGACAGATCTCCATCCACATCCGGTTAAACATCGCCTGCTGCAACTTGCTCCAGCGGCTCCACATCTTCTTCGGCACTTTGTGCGTATTTTTAGCCATGGTTCACCTCCGGGGTAACTTTACACTCCTGCGCCTTGGCTTCCGCACGGTCGCGCATTTCCATCGCCATCGACAGGCCCTTGCACTGCCCGTACAGATCAGACGCCACCGCGTCGATATACGCCACAAACAAAATGCGCTGGTCCGGGTTCATATCAACCACCGAACGGCCCCACAGCGAACAGGCGCAACCCTTCTGGAACAGATTACGCGCATCGTCGGGCCACTCAAACGGGGACTTCCCATCGAGCCCGGCCCACATCCTGGCGTGTTCCTCCGCAATGCGGGCGGCCTTTTCAGCCGGATCGTCCTTCGCAGTGTCGTCCTTCGCCGGTTCGGCGGGCATTTCAGACACGCCGGGAATTACGGCGCTCTCCGGAACGGGCTGACTATTCAACTGCTCCTGCAGCTGCACCATCTCTTCGGTCGTAAGCACCGGCTCTTTCTTCGCTTCCGTCGTCATACTTCGCTTCCTTCCTTTTTGGTTTTCGAACAAATGTGCTGAATCAAATCAAGCGCGGCCGAGGCAGACAGGAGGCCAGAGTCCGCCAGGCACGGAGGCGGGGTCGTCTTATCCTTGTCGGGGTCATCCCCCCGCTCCATCGGCTCAAAGTTCTCCTCAAAATACTTCCGCGACACATACCAAGGCGCCGCCGGACGATCCGGATCGAAGGCCAGCATGCCGCCCTCTTCGAGGGGAAGGTCAGCGTCGACAACTGAAACGCCGGCGGTGTCTTCTCCCGGGACATACGGGCGCATCCAGATTCCCTGTGTCCTGCGGTATTTTCTGCAATTATCCATGGTCGCCCTCCCTTTCAGTCGCTTCAGCCTCAATAATCTCGCGGGCAGCTTCCTCCCGCAGAGCGTTGCGATCAAATCCGGTAGTCAAATTGATCACGGTTCCGCGGATGTCCACCTTCTTGTGCTCTGAGAACTTATCCGGGTTATCCGCCTTCAACAGCAGCTCAAGCAGCCGGTCCGAGTAAACCCGGCGCGACCCGAGGCATTTGCCCGTCGCGCTGAATACTGCCTCCTCAACCCCCTCAACCGCCCGCTCATGCGCCGCGTCCGAGCGCAAAACCTGCCGGTATTCGTCCCCGATGTCCCGACATTGAATCCAAAGTTCATGCAATCCAGCGTACTTGTGGCGCAAATTCTGAATGTGGTTCCACGAAAAGTCGTTGTCCTCCAGCGCAATCTTGTGTTTGCCGCCTTCGAGCAAAACCTGAAAGAAGCTCTGCAGCCGCACGCGCAGCTTTTCATCGGTGATCTGGGCCAGCACGGGGTTTGAAATTTCCAAATCCACGATGCGCGGGGCCGGTATGTCGACCTTCAACTTCTCGACGTGATCACGAACCGACGTTTTGTGGTTCTTGTACACTGGCAAACCGGCCATTTTGTTGCCTGAAATTGAAAACTGTTCGTTCTCGGACTTAAATTCTACCGCCGGTTCGTCGTTTTGACGTTTAGCGGCACGGCGGGCTTTGTCCGACAAAGGGCGTGCGCAAGACTTCTTCTCCGCGTTTTTGCCTTTGCCGGCGGGTTTCGATTTGGTGAGATCCATACTGCTTCCTCTCCCTCTTGTGCGCGAGGGGAACATATTTTTCGAGGGGGAGTCGAGAATTTTTCTGAAAAATTTTTTACGGCGGTTCGGCGAGGGGACGAAACGGCGGAGGGACGGTACCCCCTTCAGTTGCGCGAGCGGTACCGCTATATATATATAAGCCATACCCTGTTTCTCGCCGTGTCCACTACCCCCCTCTCACACATCACACAACGAGACGCTCCACGCTCCACGCTCCACGCTCCACGCTCCACGCCACACAGAAGCATAGGAAGGGGAACAGAGTAGGCAGGGTAATAGCACATCCTGTCACACCATTGCACTACACTGTAACAACACTACAACAAGGAGAAACACCATGCCTGCAATAGCATACTCACTGATCCAACTCGTACTGCTCAGCGTTGACTTCCGCCCAGGAATCAACGGACGTCCAGACAACGTCATCCTCACATGCAAAGACCAGACAGACCCGCTTTGGGTACCCGTCTGGGACGACGCTGAATTCGACATCGTTGACAACCTGCTCGAGCGCGCCATTCCCGAAGACGGAATGCCGATCACGCTGCGTCACCGTGTCAACGCTGAAGGCTACGACGACTACCGTCTGTCTGTAGACGCCAAAGCCGCTGCGAAAGCTGCACGCAAGCTGCGCGCATCCATCGCCACGGCACAGGCTGTCGCACAGTCCGCCGAATAGCCGAGACGGCGAGACAACAGCCCGCAATAGCGGGTTGTTGTCTGCCTCGATAAGGTATGAACGCCTTCGGCGTTCTTTTGTAAGTGTGAACGTATTGCAGGCGAATACGCCCGCCATACATTCACCAGTTCAACTTCTAAGCCGCCGGAGGCGGGAAACCGCGGACTAATCGTCGAATCGTCTATACGGCGGATCGGCGGGGCGTGGATATCCAGTAAATCAACGTCGCATAATATTTGAAAAGTGTACTTTCGTCACGATAGGCCGATGAATAGCGGCTCGGCGGAACGTCGCATAATATAGACGCGTGCGCGACGCGAGGAATGCGTCTGCGAAATCCGCAATCAAACCGTAACAGATGCGAAATACCGCAACAGATGCGAAATACCGCAACAGATGCGAAATACCGCAACAGATGCGAAATCTGCAATTAAACCGCATCAAAAACCAATTTATGGGGCAAACCAAAGACCATTGAGGGTGCAAATCGCACTCAATACAGGTCGCAGCTATACGCTAAAGCCCCTCCCTTTAGGAACAAAACCCGGAGAAAAACCATGAAACTGATGAATATTGTAGGCTGGGGACGAACAAAACCCCAGAAAAACGCACTCAAAGCAAAGCGCAAAGAACGCCGGCTCAAACGCGAAACCTCTAAATACCTGCGACTGGGAACTATTCGCATAGAAGCGCGAACCCGCAGAATCAACCGAAAACTCAAAATGCAGCGAGCCTGAAAATGGTAGACGTATTCAAACGCACCCCTAAAAAACGCAAAGAAATCATCTGCCGCGTACCCACAGCAGATACGGCCGCCTTAATCGTTAAAGGCTTAAATGCCACTCGAAGCTCCCAGCAGAAAATGCTGGGCGTAAAATATGAGTCTAAACCCCCAATCTCGCCTACCCCGCCATAGGCAGAACCCGAAAACCCCAATCGACGACAGGACGCCGTAGGAGACCTAGCCCGAGTCCTTCACCCCGATGCTTTCACCGGCATCGGGCTTCTCTACCCCTCAAAACGCCTTTCTAGGACGCAGCGTATTGAGGCGGATGGAGAAGAATCTCTTTGCTGAGCGCCATCCCCGACGTATTCGTCCAGGGAGCCCCATGACCGACCTTAGATGGCAAAAGGCGGTTGCTTAACCGGAGATGCTCAACGCGGTGTTCTTCACCAGAAGCCGGAACAAGATGACGCGAGGGAAAGACCTCGACAATTTCGGCTGCACAGAGCGTCTAGTACGCTCTCACCAGCGATTCCTTGGCCTTATATGTTAACAGCAAGGAGCCGGACATCCCGGAGCGGGCTTAAACCCCGAAGTCTCTCCCCCGCCTCAAGGCTGGCGGGGATGAGGCGGATCTATTTCAAACTGAAAGGAAAACCATGAGATCACTGATCATAATTGTCATATCAAGCCTGCTGTTATCTGCAGGATTCTACTGGGCCAACCTGATATACCTCAGCGGAATATGGCTGGGAGCCGCAATCGTCGTGCTTTTGGAGATTCTAGCCTTCGTCATTGGAGACCGAAACTCAAAAACCGGCCACGATAAATTCGCTTAACAAGACTCGAAAAGGAAAAACCGTGAAAAACCTCGACTTTGCTTCATGCCAAATGTACATCCAAAAAACCGAAAAAGGCCGTCCGATCAACCCTAAACCCATGATTAACATCATGTTAGGTCAAAAGACGCCCCGCGGATTCGCCCTGCGTCGTTTCGCCGTACCAGCCTGACATTCTCAAAATTGGGAACAAAACGGTGACAAGGTGACAAAGTGGTGACAATGATTTTCAAACATTGTCACCACTGTCACACCCAATACTATCAGGCCTAAACTCAATAATGGTGACAAGGTGACAGTAAATAATTATCTCTTGAGTTTAAAAAAATATATATATATAGAAGGACTGACACCACCACCACCTCTCTGCCCTCCCCGAATTCCCGGACGAGAGTTCCATTTTCTCTGTCACTTCGTCACCGCTTTGCCTATACCTTTGACCAGCAACAACTTACAAGGTGACAACCTCCTAAAAAGATCGTCACCTGACTGTCAAAACACCCCTTTTTGCCCCTCAAAACCCCCCCTTACCCCCTCTTTTTGACCTCGATTCGTGTAAAAAATTAACCCCAACCTAAGGAAAAAAACCATGTCTACCCTCAAATTCACTGAACAGACCCCCCAGAATCCACACGATTTGACCACCAGAAGCGCCCTTTTGCGCAGATTTACCGCTCAAATCGCCCCTTCAATACATGACCAGGCTGATCTGCTTTGCTCCGTATTAGCTCCCGTAATCGCCGAGACGGCTTTCGTCAATGCGTATTTGACCCACGTACACAACAAAACCGCCGTGCCGCCGATCCTCAATCCGCAGCTCGACTTCATATTCCACAACTTCACCCCCACCACCGAAGCCAATCCAGCCGTTCCTAACCCCACAACCCTCGGAGAGATCATTAACCTGATCCAAACAGGGCATCCCACCGAAAAACCGACTGACGGGGCGCCTGCGCTGCTTCCTGCCCCCTTCTGGGAGCTCGACGAGGTCCAAAAGCGCCTGACTGACCTAATTGCCCAGAAAACGCTCTTCATCTGCGCCGACATCGCCCGGGCTCTACAGGTCAAACCTGAACCTGAAAACCATCCCATAACCGTCCAGGTCCTGAAACTGATGGCCGAGGTCGCTCAGTCCTTCCTTGATTTCCTTCCCGACGAAACGGCTGAAACGCAAGATCTCCCTACGGGTGGAGCTGACGAATCAGCCGAATCGTCCGAAGAAAAAACAGTAAATCCAGAATAACCTCTCGAAGCAGTATCCAGAAACATGCCGGATAAATCTGCCTCTTGCCTACTGGCACAGGGTAGTAGCGATAACTGCACGTTTATGACCCGAAACGCCTAGCCTCATGCGATCAGGACTCCGCTGATACGCCCTTTCCCTAACACAGATGCGTCGAGCACCCCTTGGGGCGCTCTACAATATCTCGTCCCTTAGGCAGGGCATCAGTACCTAATTACTTGTTCGGCAACCAACGATTCGGCGAGACAAGCGAACACGGCAAAATACGTGTCCAAAGGCAAGATGCACCGGTCCAAAGTCCGTAGAGGGCTGGATTAGCGCGTTTGCTGATCAATGTTTCAACAGGATATTCTGTTTTTACAGGAGAAGAAATACGCCACCACTCATGGAAAATGTGATGAAACCCCCAACCGCTCGCGGTAATGGCCAAGTAATCACGTCCATCGTTTTGCGACCTCTGTTTCCGACCCGATGGCTCTCCTTACCGGGGGTCATGCTCCCCGACCCTGCAGGCAGATTCCGTTATTGCAACGGTAGTGCGGCGGGTCGGCGGAGCGAACTTTACTTTTGAAAGGAACAAAACCATGCCAAGCAGAACCAGAAACACCTTTACGTGGGTCCACGAACCAAACCGCCCCGAAGATCTCGTGATAAACATCCCTTCCGGGCTCCCTCTCGTCCTTGGCGACAGCGTAAACGGACACCGGTCAGGACACAGCTACCGCATAGTCCCTGGCCCCGGGAAAAGCTACAGCGCTTTAAAGCTCGTTGATAACTCCCTCCAGGCTTTAGGAGTAGCCCGAGCAGGATATCTCGTCTTAACCGACGAACAGAAGCAACGACGGCTCGCCGCTTATACGCGGTGGAAAGCGAAACTGAAAGTGCTTTCATTACACCAACCTTCGGCCCCTTTGGGCTGTTAACAATTTGAAGAAAGGAGCCCGCATCGTCATCGAAGCGGACCCCGAACATCAAACAGATACCAGTGAGGGGCAAACTGGACAAATATCATAACGCCCTTAAACACATCAACCAAAGGAGAGTACCTTGCTCACAATTACCTATGGCGTTGGGAACAGCGTCAACAAACCGGAAGACTCATTCCGTTCCATCGGACAGGTCTTGAACGATACATCCATCCAGGCCGTCCTGAATTTCGACCCGTCTCAAGTTGACCCTCGCGTCAACGGCCAGCTCGTCGATACGGGGAGTTCCATCACACCGAACATGCGAATTGATTTGGTGAAGAAAGCTGGTCGCAAATCCGCCGAAACCGGATTCATGAACGCCGATCAGCAGCTTCGTCCGCTGCCGGTGAACAATGAAACCTTGCGTCTGGTTCAATCAGCCGCTCAGGCGGCTCTCGAACCGATCTACGAAGCTTTTGCTCAGACTGAAAGCGTCATCCGCAAGGAAACGGTCAAAGCCCAGCGCGAAATGCTCAAAGGCTGCAAGGCTTTCACGGAATACGTCGATGGCATCATCGAAGCCGTTGTGACCCGGGAATACCTGGACAACGACCTCAAGATCCCTGTGAATGTGCGCGAAGAACTCGACGCCATTGCCAAAGCGGCGGAAGAAAAGCTCCACCCGTTGCGCGTCAACCTTTCCAAACAGGAAACGGCCGCTGCGGCCTGGACCCGCGCCGTCGAAGCGGATCTCAAAATGTGCCTCACGCTGCCTGAACAACGCTCCGTGCTGGCCAAAGCATTGAAAGCCGACCCGCTCAAGGCGTGGACTTTCGACGCAAACATCAAATAACCTTCGGGTTGCTTGATCCAAATACCGCCACCCTCGGGCGGCGGTATTTCTTTTTGCCTCTCGCCCGGTGCTTCATTGCTCCGGGAACCGGAACAGACTTTTTGTCTGGCTATGTTGCCAAAAGCATCGAGAGGCTCCACTTTATATGGGGGCCCCGACTCAGGAGAACGTGGGAGATTCGATGAAGCCGTTGATGACGCGATCTAAGACCGATAAAGGGGTCACTGTATCCCGGACAATCGCGACTCCGCTCATCCCTCTTTCAGAATCTCCGGGCCCCCGCCCTTTTTCAAAACGACACCAAAACCCCAACCCAAGGAACAACCATGGCAACACCCAATGCGACCACCCGCAAAAAGCAAATCGAAGATATGCGCGCCGGCAAAGTGCTTTATCAAGAAGATAAAGACATCGTCCGCGGCCTGATCTCCGACCTCCAGAGCTCCGAAGCTCTGATCATCATCGGCACCTCCAATCCAGAAAAAATAAATATCCGAATGGGAGACGTCGCGTTCAACTGCGCTAAAACAACCCCGTAAGGAGAACCCCATGCCCTCAAGAGGACGCAACCGGGTATTCAGCCCTAAACACCAAGAGAAACACCACCTATTATGAGCTCAAGAATAATTCACCTTCTCACTGAAACCGGACAGATTATCCGGCAGACTGTCACCGAACAGTTCATCACCAATCCCGACGCGATCATCACTCAGCTGCTCGCCGTTTCGCCCGAACCCGCTGCGGCCTCCGCCGGACCGGATGTCCGCTGCCTGTATAACCTGGGCGACGGCGTTTCGGCGTTTCGGCAGAAGATCGGGCAGTATATGTACTACTGGAATTCCATCCAGCTTGACCACATCCCGTTCATGACTCAATGGGAATTGCGACAGGACCCGAACGTCAACTCAGGCAAGCATTTCTTCTGCCCCTGGAACGGCGAAGCCTCCGGTGAATTCACCCTCGGCGCGCCGGTAAAACTGCCGATCCCCGAAGATCTGATCGTGCATTTCCACGTTGAATACCGCCGAAACCCCCCGGACTCGGACATTCAACTGCCCGGAGCGGGGGATCTAGTTGCTTCAGCAGAAGAACTCACCCGCGGGATAGCCAAATATTACCTGACCTGCTTCTCGATCAGCCGCAACACCTGCATAAGCCTGCCGCTTCCAAACCTGTATCCCGACTGCCATCTATGCACCGGGACGGCCTACGAAGCCAGCGGATTCTTCGATCCGCAGAGACATGCGGGACTGGTCACATCCACCCGGCACTTCCTGAAGACCTGGGCGGATACGGCCTGGAACCGTGACCTGCTCGAAGGCGCCAACTCCATCCGGATGGCGCAGTACCGCCGTTTCGTCCGCTTCGACGCTGCAAGCGCCAAACCGCTGCCCTTCTCGGGCTGTGCTGACTGGGAGATTTCCACCTCTCAAGTCCCGCTGGAAGCCGTCTACCGGCCATGGAACCGCGACACCCGTGCGGTCCAGCCTGTCCGGAACGCTGAAGATGAAACGCGGGCTCAGATGGCAACCGGAGCAGGAGGTTAATCATGTCTAACCAGGCAATAATTGACTCTCTGCAAACCGCCGTTGCGGCGCTTCCCCGAACCGACGTCTGGGTTTCCCCCGGACGCCGGATCGTGCTCAATCAGAAGACTGGATATTCAAAAGCACATCAGGCCGCGAGACGGGCTGCGCCGCAAAACATCGCGCAGACCGAGCTGGCCCTCAGCAAGAACAAATGGATTGCCGGCCTGGTCACGACTCTGCAGCTCGACGGGGAAACCTTCGACATGATTCGAGAAAACTCCGAACGCTGGACGCATCCCATGGACTATCTGCGTATGACCGGAGCCGGACTCGACCTGATTACCTGGCTTACCGAAACGGCAGACCGCCCCGCGAACACCGTTATCCGGTTTCTGACCAACAGCTACAACGAACGGCCGCTGCCCCCTAACCAGGACATCCGAATTGATTCGAATCCAGTTCATGCGTGGGCCGCTTTACGCGAGCCCATTATTAACCGGATCGTCTCGCGTGAAGGCTTCGCCGGGCTGCTGCAGAAGCAGGAGCGAATCCTGGTGCGGCTGGGAGCAATCTGGGATTACACAATGTCCCGGAAATACGAGCAGCAGGAACGGGTCACGGAGTTCAACACCCGGTTGACCCACCACGTCCAGTCGATTCTCGAAAACACCCCCTATCCGCAGTTCCATACCGGGTATCTCCCCGAGATATTCTTCCGCTACGAAATTCTGCTGTACTTCTGCTCCTCTTACGGGGAGAAAACAGGAGTCGGCGCGCTGCTCGAAGCGAAGAAACCCTCACTCAAACTGTTTCGCCTTGTAATCAGCAAGGCGCTTCACGCCAACTCGTAACGAAAGAACAAAAACCATGAAAATATACTGTATCGGAGCCGGAGGAGGTGCGAGCTACCTCCTTCCGGTTCTCGCCCGGTCTTTACAAAAGGCCGAACAGGTTCAGGAGCTGGTCATCATCGACCGCGATAAGCTCGAAGCCCGGAATGTGGAGCGTCAGCTCTTCACCCGCGAAGCGATCGGTGCCGGCAAAGCGGAAACGCTTGCCGCCGGTCTCCAGGGTTTCTGCCCGTTCCCCGTCACGCCGGTTGCCGAATGGTTTACCGACACGACGGCGATTGACCCGGAAAGCTTCATCATCTGCCTGGTCGATAACCACGTAGCCCGGCTTGCCGTGCTCGAACAGTGTGATCAGACCGGCAGCTACGCGGTTATCGGAGGCAATGAACTCTGGAGTGCGGATGCGTACTACTACGATCCGCTGTTCAAAGGCACTGCCGCCGATCCGCGGATTCGCTATCCGGAGATTCTGACTGACAAGTCTGATGACCCGACGCGGCCGCCGTGCAATGATGCCGGCGCACTGGCTGCAGCCCCGCAATCGGCTCACGCCAATTCAGCCTCTGCAATGTTCTGCATGCAATTAATCCAGTTGTATCTTTTAAAGATACAGGATTATGACTTGGATGATGAAGCGGTACGTAACGCACTTCCTGTAGAGTACTCCAGTACCCGCACAGGGATTCGCACTGTCACCTATGAACAGCTAATGACCGTTAAGGCGTAAGTCTCACCCGACCCCCGGTGAAAGCCGGGGCGTCCCTCTTTTTGTTTGACAGAAAGGCTCCCTCTCATGCACGTTACTCGGATGAGCTGTGGTATATATCTTATAAAATGTACCGGGAACGGAAAAGTTTATGTCGGGCAGTCGATAGAAATTGAAAAGCGAAAATACGCTCATTTTAACAAGTTACGTTTAGGGCGACACCGAAACCCGCACCTACAAAACGCCTTTAACACCTACGGCGAAGAAGCCTTTGAACACACCACTCTTGAATTGACCCCCATTGAGAACTTAAACGAACGAGAGCTGTATTGGATCAACCGGCTTAACAGCCAAACCCCCGCCTGCGGATTCAACCTCAAAGGCGGCGGAGATTCAATCCACACTTGCTCCTGTGCCACCCGCGCAAAAATGTCAGAGATTCGACTCGGAAGACCGGGCAAACAGATGTCTGCCGAGACCCGCGCAAAAATATCTAAAGCACGCCAAGGCCAGAAAGCCTCTCTTGAGACCCGCAAAAAACTGTCACAGGCACAAAGAGGAAGGCCCCACTCAAAGCACTCTGCAGAAACTCGCGCAAAGCTATCCGCGGCCGCAAAAACCCGAGAAACGCTCAAGAAATCCAACCTCGGCCGAAAGCACTCGCCCGAGGCCCGCGCGAAAATATCTGCGGCCGCAAAAGCCCGAGAAGCTCGCCGAAAAACCGCTTAGCTTCTCTTCCAGCCCACCTTAACTAACACACCCCCCCCCCCCCTTCGGGGGTGCGATAACGTATTTTCAACAACCCCCGAAAGGAAACCAACCATGACAATACAGGAAAAATTCGAAGAGGTAAAAGATCACCCGCTGGTGGTTCTGCTCCTCAAATATTACGCCAAGAAAACAAGCTACCCCATCCCGCCGATCTGGCAGGAGTTCATACGCAGCTCCACCGAATCGACGAACCTCGATTTGATGTACACCCAGCTCGGCGCCTGGCGACTGAGCACGCAGGATATCCCGCCCGGCATGTACGGACAGGAACTGCTGAATCATCTGATCTGGGTAAAATTCCAGCCGCTGCTCCTGAAGATTCAAGAAGAGATGACCCGGCGCAAGCTGGGGATTATTCCAGCACTGGAAGCGGTTTTCCGCTCAATGAGAATCATTCCTCACGGAGTTGCCGGAAACAACGTCGAGTCAAAATACTCGCTGCGAACCCGGGTGAACTACTGCTACACAGAACAGGGGACCCTTAAATACCGCCTCGTCCGGACTATCCCGATGCGCGTTAACATCCCCCCGGTCTTTATCCGGGTTAATTTCGGACCGGATCGCTCCGACTCCCATGTATGGACTTCTTTCCTGACAGGGCTCGAAACCCGGTTTAAAACCAGCCAGGAAACTCAAGCGACCAACGCGTCCATCCCGTGGATATTGAGACTTATAGACCATCCGGAGGAATACTTGAATACCCGGACGGGAACGCGGGGAATGACCGGAGGCGGATTCCCGCTAAAGGTTCCGTTCCGCGCTACTCCGGACGAAAGGTCTGTCACTATGACCTTAAGCAACCCGGTTCCCGACCCGATTGATCCGGCCACGGCGGTGTTTCAGCTTCCGGCGGACTCCCGCGGGTACGCCGTAGACTGCACCGTGGACTTCCCGATTCTGGCCCCGGCAGCGATTGCCGAGCTCCGGGAATCCGGAACGGACCTCTCAGGAATACCGCCCGCTGAAACAGTCTTCATCGGGGATCTCCTGACGGCAGCCAACAACCCCGGAGAACAGCGCTGCATTGAAATGAAAACACATTTCGTTGCAGTACTTCGCCGCGCCTACGAACAGATCACCGAGTCTGAAACCTTCCAGGCGCAGCGACGAATCGCTGTTGACCTGGCCG